TCACAGACAGGCAGCCAGGGCGGCTTCGAGCACACCCTCGTACTTGAGGTGCAGCGGCAGGTCGCGCGCGATGGCCAGCACCTTTTCGCCGTCGCTGGCATCGGGCATGAGGGTCTGGGTGGCGAACAGCGGGCGCGCCGGCAGCGCACCGATGCAGGGCGAGCGTACCGGCACGCGGACGGTCCGGATCGCCTGCGTGCCAGTGCCGCATCCGGCCAGCGGCAGGGATACGCCCATCAGCATCACCAGGGGCAGCAGGCGGGTGCAAGCAGGAAAGGACGGTGAACTCATCGGATGAATTCCAGGATCATGTTGACCGCCGGCATGGCTTCGGCGCAGGTGGTGGCCTTGGCATTGCGCACTTGTGCCAGTGCCTGGTCGAAGCGCTTGCCCTGGGCGGCGGCGGCTTGCCGGGCGGCTTGGCCGCGCAGGTCGGCGGCGGCTTTCTGCTCGGCCAGTTCCGCCAGCGCGCTGTTTTGCTGGTCGAGCGCCGCGCTGCAGGCGGCCCGCTTGTCGCGCTCGGCCAGCAGCTCGGCGCGGGCGAGGTCGCGCTCGCGCCGCGCCAGGAACCAGCCGGTGCCGCTGGCCACGCAGGTAATGCCGAGCACCAGCAGCAGGGCCGCCGCGATTGGCTTCCACAAGAGGGCGTTCATGGCAGTTCCCTGAGGCACATCGCGCGCTCGGTGGCGCGCCGCGTGGTGAGGCCGGGCAAGACGATGCCTTTTGCGCGGTTCCAGCGCGGCAGCTCGTTGCAGGCGCCGCGTGCGTCGCCGGCATTCATCTTGCGCGCGAGCGTTGAGCCGCATAAGTTTTCCTGGCCGACGTTGTAGGCGAACGAGACCAGCGCGGCGCGCCGGTATTCGCCCAGGGGCGCGCGGATGCAGGCGTCGACCGCGCGGTTGGCCAGCGCCAGCGAGCCGGCCAGCATGGCCTGGCACTGCTCCGGCGTGGCGCGCTGGCCGAGGCGCACGCCCTTGGTCTCGCCGAAGCAGATGGTAGGAATGCCGACCGGATCGGCGTAGGCGGCCAGGCGCAAGCCCTCGAAGCTAGCAACCGCCGTGACCGCGATCGCGCACCAGCCGGCACGCTGTTTAATGGTGGCCATCGCGCAGCTCCTCCTGCGCCATCAGGCGCGCCACGAAAGCCAGTACCGATACCAGCGCGCCGATGCCGGCGAACACGCCGTTCGGCACGCCAGCTGGCTGGGCGATGGCGATATACACTTCGGCGGCGCCGAGCAGGCCGGCAGCGGCAGTGAACTTCAGGCTCCAGGCCTTGGCGAGCACCGCGCGCCAGTTCGCGACGAGGATCATTTGCGCTGCCCCCGCTCCAGCGATTCCAGCCGGATGCCCTGGCCGTCGATGATCCGCTGCATCGAGTACTGCATTTCCTTGAGCGCATCGGTGCGCGTGTCGCGGTCGTCCACGCGCTTTTCGAGCTTGGCGATGTTGAGGATTAGCGTGGCCTGATCGGCGCGCAGCAGGTCAAGCTTCGCCTGCGTCTTTTCCGTGTTACTGGAGCTGGTGACGGCAAAGCCAGCCAGGGCGAGGACGATGGCGCCGGCTGTGCTAAGCAACCAGGTAAGCGGGAGTTTCGTATCGATGATGCGCGGTTGCGGAATGGGCTGGTCCATGTGCGGCTTTCAATAAAAAAGCCGCCCGAAGGCGGCCTGAGGGTGAGCGCACATGATCAGTCGATCGTGGCGGCGGTAATGAACAGGGTGTCGATTTCGCCGGGTGTCAGCCCCAGCACCTGGCGGATGCCCTCGACCAGCGGGTGATCGCGCCGTACGGCTTGCGCGTATTCCAAATAGGCCCGCGCCTGCTCGCCGTCGATGCCCGGCATCGTGTTGACGTAGGTCTTCACCGCAGCCATGTGGCCGGCCGCGATCAGGGCCAAGCGCGCGTTGAGCATCGGCACCTGCGCCGGCACCACTGGTGCGGCAGCGGCGGCGATGTCGATCTCGCGTTGCGCCAGTTCGTCCGGCGTCATATCGCGCTCTTGCTGCTCCTGCGCCACCTCGCTCCAAAAAGATACTGTATTCATGACTGCCTCTTATTAGGTGTTGGACATACCGTAGATGCGAATTTTCCCGGAGTAAAAGTTTGCGCCTGATGAGCAGAGCATCTGTATTCCCGTGATGGGGAGAGGATTGAAAACGCAATGGGATGCTTGGCTGGTCCTCACCCCAGGATTGAGCTTAAGGGTCATGGATGTGTCAAAAAACATGGTTGCGTAAGCGTCGGTAGGGTCTCTGTGGGCAAAAATGGTGAGCGATGCTTTTTGATTTCCGACAAATCCTAAGACCATACTGGTAGCAGCAGACGTGCCGTCTCCGGTGGGGCCGACGTAGCTGTAATAGCTTGAGGATGTAAGAACTGCGCTCCCGCCCGTAGCGACGCGCAGCAAAATATCTGATGATGCGCTTGGGGCGAGTCCTTCGGCCACGATCATGTAGCTGTCGTAAGCAGTAGTGAAGACGTTCAGCATATTGGCCAAGGATCCGGCCGGGGTGAGCGACGCCAGAAGAACAAGGCCCGCAGGAACAGGCACGGGGATGTCTGATAGCCTGGCGATGGTGCCGCTGGCCGCCGGCGCCGTCAGGGTGACGGTGGTGCCGGTCGGGATCAGCGTGTCGCATTCGATCTTGAGTTGCTTGGTATTATCGGTGCCGCCCTTCACGACCGGGTTCACATCGGAGAACGCCGCCGTGGTGCCGATCGTGGCGGCGCTGGCTGCCGCAGCCAACTCGCTGGCCAGTGCGTTGGCTGCGCTTGTCAGCGCATTGTTCGCGCTGGTCACCGCCTCACCCGCCTTGGTGGTGGCGGTGCCGGCTGCTGTTGTGGCGGTGCTGGCCGCGCCGCTGGCGATGCTTTGCTTGGTCGTCAGGTCGGTCGCCAGCACATTGATCTCGGTGGTGAAGGTCGGGATACTGGTGGCAAAGTAGGTGTCGCAGTCGGCGCGGAAAGTAGGCGAGGTGCGGTCCAGCGGTGGAATGGCAGTGATCGTCATTGGGAAAGTCCTTCAATCTCAAGGTTGCAAAGGTGGTGGTGCGGATAAGCCACCACCATCGAAAAATCTTTATAGAAACCGTAATTAATCATCGGCTCGAAACCGATCTGGTCGGTGCCGATGTAGATGCAGGGAATCGCGCGCAGTGCGGCCAGCGAGCGGAACAGCTTGTTAAACTCGGATGCCTGGGTCACCACCTGCAAGGTGCCGCGCTTGCTGAAGGCGCCTTCGACGACATCGAAATTGCCGAACCTATCTTTCTCCTTGCGGCTGTAGTCGATGATGCCGACCGTCGAGCCACCCGAGGTGCGCCCGATCGCCAGCACCTGGCCCACCTGCAGCACGCCGACCTCCACACCGGTGGTGCCCTTGAGCTGTACGCTCAGTTCGCCCGCCGAGTAATGCTGCGGCAGGTCGGTCAGCACGAAGTCGCTCAGTTGCTCGTACTCCAGGAAGAACCAGTCGTAGACGCTGGCGATCAAGGTGCCGTCCAGATTGATGGTGCGCTTGTAGACCACCGTGCCGCCCGGCGCATCGCGCAAGGTGACGATCGCTTCGCGCCCGACCAGCTCCAGCATGCCCAGGCCCGAAATGCCGCCGGGCCGCATCAGCGCCGTCAGGCTGGTGCTGGCCTTGGTGGCGGTGCCGATCTTGCGGTCGAACATGGCCCACTTGTTGGTCGGCCCGGCCGGCAGCCAGTTGACCGTATCGTTCTCCGGCCAGGCAGCGCTGGCGCCGGCGGCGACCCGTTCATATTTCATGTGGGTGGTGGTGCGGATCACCACAGCGCCAGCGCCATAGCTGGTGGCGGGATTCCACACCGTCTCGCCCACATCCGGTTCGGCCACGCTGCTGCTGGTGAGCATCGCGCCGCTGATGGTGGTCGGTTTAATGACCTTCATTCCGCTCATGCGGTCTCCTTGGTTTTCAGTACGTCATCGACAATCAGCCGGCTCAGCATCGACACCAGCTTGGCGGTGTGGGTTGCCGTGGCGCGGGTTTCGGCGCGCAAACCCTCGACCTCGGCTTGCAGCCTTTGGGCCTCGGGATTGGCGCCTGCAGCGCCTTGCAAGCCCCAGTTTTGCGGCACTTGCATCGGTGCCTGATAGGCGCCTGCCTGCGGCATTCCGCCCTGCACGGATGGCGCCGCGGCGGGGCCTGCCTTCAGCGCGTTCAAACTCGTCATGGCGCCGGTGACGGTCAGGCTGGCGGCCGTCTGCGCGCGCACGCGTTGCAGGTCCAGCATCGACGTCGCGTTCGCTTCGGCCAGCTCGATCAGTTTCTGCGACAGGGCCGGCAGCATCTTGCCCGCGTCCATGTCGCCGGAGCGGGCCTGCGCCGTGGCGATGGTAAAGGCCGACTGGGCGCTCGCCACCGAGTTCACCGAGGCGCCATCGATCAAGCCGCGCAGCCGCTTGACCTCATCGAAGATGGCCTCGGTGACCGACTTCCATGCATCGCGCAATTGTTCCGCTGCGCGCTCAGCTTCCTCCGCCAAACGCTTCCCGTCCGCCAGGCGAACCTCCTCGGCCTGGCGCACGGCCTGCGCCTGCTGCTCCGCCAGCTTCATGGCAGCCAGCTTGTCGTACAGCTCGATGGTCTCCTTTTTCATGCCTTTGGTTTCCGCCGCGCGCAATTCTTCCTTCGTCATGCCGGCCTTGAGCATGTTGTCGATCTGGTCCTGGATGACCTTGTTGGCCGAGGCCAAGGTAGCGGCGTCCGCCCTGGCGGTCGCGGCGATATCGGCCTGATCCTGCAACGCATTGCGGTTAATGACGAGCGCCGCGGTGGACGCCGCCAGCCCCTTGAGCTCGTCCGCGCGTGCCGCCGCCAATGCGCCAGCCTTGTCGCCGGACAGTTCCATGTTCTGGATTTCGAGCGCCCGGTTCTTGGCATTGGTCGTTTCCGCGCTGGCGCGCTGCTTGGCCTGGGCCTGCAAGGCTTCCAGCTCTTCATACAGCGCCAGGGTGGACGCCTTCATCCCCGCCACTTCCAGCGCGCGTTGCTCGGCCAGCGGCATGGCTGCCTTTTTCAACTCGGCGATCTGGTCGCTGAACCCCTTGTCGGTGGTCGCCAGTTGCACCTTGTCGTACAGATCCCGGTTGCTCGGGTCGATCTCGTTGCGCGCCTTGTCGGCCAGTTTTCCCTTGTCCAAGGTCGCCGATGCGAGCTGATCGGTCAGGTTGCGCCGTTCTTCGTAGATCGACGCTGCGCTCTTGACAATTTCGGCAAAGGCCGGCGCCAGCTGCATCAGCGCCGTGTAGGTCCTGGCGCCAGCATCGGTGGTGGTATCGAGCGCGATCACGAAGTCCTTGAAGCGCTTGGTCGCATCCTCGCCCTGGGTACTCAGGCCGTACGTCTGCAAGGTCGGTTCGATGCGCGCCGTCAGCGCACTGGTTTGATCCTTCTCGGTGAAAAAATTCTTGAGGAAGAATTCGCCCTGCGAGGTGAATTCCTCCAATCCACCGGCCATGGCGATCAGGCGCTCGCGCGCGCCGATCGATTCCAGGCCCACCTGGCCAAATACCTTGCCGAACGAGGCGAATACCGTATTAATCGCCTGGAAGTCCATCGACACGCGGACGACCGTTTCGGCATAGCCTTCGCCGATCTTGCTGAAGTCCTTCAAGCTCGGAAACGCGGCTGCGGAAATCTGGTCCATCGCTTTCGACAGGACCGCATTGATCGCTGCCGTCAGGTCCTCGCCCTTCAAGTCCTTGAGCGAGAGCGTGGTACTTTCCAGAACGAGCTGATCGAGCGAGCTCGAGACATCCGTCGCGCTCAAGCCCAGGCTGACCGCCGCGCCTTTCAGGGTCGCTTCCAGGTCCGTGAAAATCATGCCGAACTGCTTCGACAGGTCTGCGTCCAGGTCGGCCAGCTGCACCGAATTCGAGGTACGCTTCCTCAGTCCGAACACGCTCGACTTGGTGGTGTCGACGCTGGCGTACTGCTGGTAGCCGACGCCCTGCTGCAAGTTGTCAAGACTGCCGCCGAACTGGATCCCCGAATCGACAATGGTCTGCGTGGTCTTGCCCCACAACCCCTTGAAAAATCCCGACGAGCCGAGCTGGCCCGTCGCGATGCCCAGGTTGCCGCCATCGGTGACGCCGCCAGTGCGCATCACCATGCTGCTCAGTCCGCTCATCGACGATTCGATATTGCGCAGCGACGACAACATGCCGGCGCTGTAATCGAGTCCCTGGTAAGTATTGTTTTCGATCAGCTCCAGCGCGCGCGTGATCGATTCCGATTTCGCTTCCGGGTCGCCCATGACGGTGCCGCTGCCCTGCGATTTCTGCACATCGGCCGCCTTGGCCCCGCCCTCGCCGCTCGCACCGATGCCGCCGGTAGCGACGCCGAGCGCGGCGACGATGGCAGCCATGGCGGCCATGCGCGCAAACGCCGTGTAAGGGTCGCCCTGCGCCTGGCTCAGGATCGCGCCGATGCCTTTCGGTACCAGCTCGGCCAGGGTCATCGCCAGTTCGGCGGCATGGAACACTTTGGACACCGTGGTGAGCACCTTGTAGCCGGTGCTTTGCTTGTCAAAAAATTCCGCTGCCGCGCCAGCCATGTCGCTGAAGCCAGCCATCTGGCTCTTGGTACTCTTGGCGTTGATTTCCGAAATCTTTTTCCCGTGCTCGATCTGGTCAATGGCGCCCTTTTTCAGATCGTGATCGGCGCCGGCGCGCTCGTCCGCAAATTTTTTCTGGCGCCCGCCATAGTCGACCAGCGCGCTCGTCAGTTTGCCCAGCGCCTTGCCGGCGCCGCCGAACGCTTCGGCCAGCACCTCGCCGAATTTTTTCGCCGCAGCCGGATCGAGCGCCTTGTCGAGGTCCTTGGTCAAGCCTTCGGGCAGCAGCTTGGGCATGGATACTTCCGCCACGGCAGCGATTTTCGGGACGGCGTCGGGCTGCCCCGCGGCCCGCGCGGCGTCGGCGTTGCCCTTGAGCGCTGCAGTTTCGGACGCCAGCGCCACCACATGGAGGCCGGCGCTGTCGATGGCACGCGCGCGTTCGAGCTCGTCGTCCTTGCGGGTCATCGTGAGCGTCACGATGGCTGCTGCGCTCGCCGTGCACGCGGCCGCCGTCTTCTGGGCGGCCATGACCTCGGCATCGGCCAACTCCTGATTTTTTGCGAGCTGTTGCGTTTGCTGCGCCATCCATGCCTCGGCGGCAGCCGAATCCTTGACGACGGGCACGGGGACGCCCTGGACCGAGGCAACGGCCCCTGTGCCGGTCTTGTCCGTCTCTTTCTTGGCCGGCGTTGCCGGCACCGGCAGTTGCGGCTTCGCGACCGCCGCCGCCGCCGGCTTTTTGGCCTTCCTGGTGGCGTCATCGGCGATCTCGAAGGCCACCAGGCTGGTGATCTCACGATCGATCCTGGCCAGCTTCTCCTCATGCTCGCGCTTTGCCACGACGGCAGCCTTGGTCTGTTGGTCGGCCAGCGCCTGCTGCTCGCGGCTCAACTTGCGCAGCGACTCAGCATCTTTTGCCGCGTCGGCGGCCATCGACCCCATGCCGAGCGTGCCCATGCCGTTTGCGACCGCCTGGACAAAGCCGGCGTAGGCGTTGAGCAAGCCGGCCAGCATGCTGTGCCATTTAATGCCGATCGCGTCCCAGGCCTCGACCGCCGCATAGCTGAGTTTTTCCCACCCTGTCAGCATGGCGCCGACGAACGCCAGCCCGGCAACACGCACTTCGACGAACTGATCGCGCAGGTAGGTGCCGATCTCCCAACCGGCGAACAAGGCAATCAGGAGCGAGCCGGCAAGTTTAAGCTTGGTCAGCGAACCATCGGCCAGCTGCGCGCCAACCGAGGCGCCCGACAGGGCCGTCTTCAGGCCGATGACCGCGCCGCCCAGCGCGGTCATCGCCATGCCCGCCAATCCGCAGATGGTGGGCACGGCGACGAAGACGGTAAAGTAAGCGGCCGCGATTTTCGCCGCCGGTTCCAACAAGGTCGACACCGACGAGATGATGCCGGCGAACACAGACACCGCTTCCCCGCTCGCTTCGACAAAGGTCTTGAAGCCCTCGCTGGCGGCGACGTCGGCGAGGAAGGTAGTCAACGTCAGCAGTGGAGGCAACAGGTTTTCGGCCACCGATGTGCCCAGTTCGCCCAGCCGTACCTTGAGTTCGCCCATATTGTTGCTGTACGCGGCGGCCGCCGCGGCCGACTTGGCCGATGAACCGGAAAACTTGCCGATATTGTCGGCGAGATCGTTCAGGTAAGGCGCCAGCTTCTCGTTCGACTTGCCCAGCAAATTATTCACGAGGATGGTCTTGCCGGCGCCATCGGCATACTTTTGCAGATTCTCGGACACGTCGATCAATACCTCGGAAGGATCGCGCAGATTTTTGCTGGCATCCTTGGTCGCCACGCCGAGCGCCACGAGCGCAGCATTGACCTTGGCCGAATCGTCGCCTACGCCTTTCATGGCGTTGCCCAGGCGGCTGACCGCCGTGTCGACCTGGGCGAAATCCTGGCCGGTCATCTGCGCGACTTTTTGCAGGCGCGACAGATTCTCCACCGAGGCGCCGGTGCGCGCCGCCATGCCGTCGAGGTCGGCCAAGGTGTCGATCGCCGCCTTGATGCCAGCCACGACCGAATCGAGGGTGAGCGACTTGAGCATGTCGGCGCCGAACGCGGCCAGCGATCCCTTGACCGAACCGATCACAGTGTCGAGGGCGGCGACGGCCTTTTTCGCCGCGACCATCTGCGCGCTCGCGCCCAGGTCGGTGGTACGGATGGTCTGGTCGAGCTGATCGACAAAGGCGATGAGCCGGGCCGGATCGGGACCCGCGCCTTCGCTGGCGGACAGAAACGCCGCCATGGCTTTCTCGCCCTCTTGCAGCATCGCCTTCTGGCTCGCGATGGCGTCGTTGATGGTGGCGCTGCTATCGGCGATCGCAGCGGCGGCGGCCCGCGTTTCGGCGGCCAGCTTGTCCATGCCGGTACTGCCGCCAAGGCTGTCGAGCGTGCGCCCGGTCTTGGCGAGCGCCTCGTCGATCCTTTTCAGACCCGCTTCCGCTTGGCTCGTATCGAGCTTGACGGTGGTGGTATTCGTGGTGTCCGGCATGGGAAAGTCCAAATTAGAATGCCGCCCGAAGGCGGCTAGGTTTTTGCGAAAATACAGTTCAGTGCGGCCACTTCCATCACCTGGATGTCGCACTCGAGCTGGTCGTACTCATCCGGACTCAAGTCCATCCGGTCCATCTTGCGAAACAGCACACCGTAGTCCAGGCCGGTCGGCCCGGCCATCCCGATGCGCCACTGCGTGCGCATGAACTGAAACAGCGAGAACGCCGCCATGTTGTCCGGCCAGGGCGTGATCGCTTCGCCTGCAAAGTCCTGGGCCGTCAGCCCGGCCGCCTCCAACTCGTCGGCGCTGGGGGCTGTGCGGTATAGGTGCTCTGCAAGCGCGATCAGTTTTTTGTGCGCGCGCCCGTCAGTTCGCCGAAGTAGGCGCCGATGACTGCCTGGGCCGCGCCCATGTAGCGCTGCACCAGCTTGTCGAGCGAGGCGGCGTCGAACGGATCGTCCAGGTCCCAGCCGCTGGCGATGTCGAGCAGCACGTCAGTGTCCTTGGGACCGTCGCCCTTGCCGCCTTCTTCGGCGTCGGCGCTCGCTTTCAGGCTTTCCGTGAAGGCCTTGAACTCGTCGCGCGTGCGGTGCTTGAAGGTGAACATGATTTCAGCCTCACCGCCGCCGGGAATGCTGATCGTCACCGGCGCCTTGAAGGTGGGCGCGACGTTCAGGGAGAATTTTTGTTTGGTGTTTGTCTTGGTCATTTTTTGCTTTCAGAGAGAAAAAGACCCCCAGGGATCAAGCCGGGGGCGTAAAAGACCCGCCAGAGCGGGCCACAGACAACAACGTGCTTTAAGCGATGTAACGGACCGGGCGGCCTTGCAGCGCCATGCCGGCCTTGACGGCCATCAGGCTGCCCTTGGTCAAGGATGGCGTCTCGTCGAAGGCGAACACGCCGTTGTAGAGAATGAAGCCACCGGCCGGCAAGGTCGCGCGCAGCGCCGTCGGGTTACGCCCTTGCGAGGCATTCTTCAGCGCCTGGTAGCCGGCCAGCGACGGATCGTCGGCGATTTCCAGGGCCAGTGATTGGGCCGACGTGGTGGTCGGAATCTGGCTGTCGAAATCCTGCTCCAGGAAGGAGTAGGTCTGGTACTGCGGTTCGCCGCCCGAACTGGTGCAACCCATGATCTGGGTGATCTGGGTCCAGCTGTTGATCTTGCGGATAGTGCCCACGCCAGACCCGATCGGGAACAGCGAGGTCGAGGTGGTGTCCAGCGCTTCGGCCACGATGGTGGTCGTGGTCGGTGCCTTGACCCGGAACACGCGGCCATTCGCGCGGCTCCAGCCGGAGCTAAATTCCACGTAGTCGCCGGCGACCAGCGCGTTAGCTACCGTCAGGACGGCTTCAGAGCCATTGGTTGCGGCGGTAACGGCGATAGGTGCGGCATACGCGGTTGCCAGGGCGAGAACGATGCCATTAGGGAGAGATACGGCCAAAATAGTGCCTTTCCGGTCGATGTCGACCGATATAGTTGACCCGTGAGGGCATGAAAAAACCGCCTCGTGGGCGGTTGGTTGTCACCCTTGCGGGCAAAAGTGTTTGGCGCCTTGCGGCGCCGTGTCAGACGAAAAATTCGAATTGCTGCACGGTGAGGCGCGAATCGGTCGCGCTGTCGACCGTGGCGCTACGGCCGCTGAACACCGTCGTTTGCAGCGCCGTGGTGGCGCGCAAGGTGTCTTCCACCTGCTTGCCGAGGTTTGACGCTTCGATGCGCGTGCTGCCCCATACGGCGACCTCCACGCGCGTGATTTCCTTGGCCGGGGCGCTGCCGTCCAGGAATGTGATGGGCGTGCCGCCCAGCGCGCGGATGACGATCAGCGGGCGTACCAGTGGGGCGAGCGGCACGTCGAAATACACGCGCCCGCCGACCAGCGCCGCGAGTGCCGCCGTTACCATCGATTCCATGCCCATGAGTCACCCGTTTCTGTCTGTCGTTGTGCGCAAAGCGCGGCGCCGAAAAGCGCGCGCGCAAACGAAAAAGCCCGCTGTCCTTGCGGAGCGGGCCTTGTGCGTCAGGGTGATTTCAATGCCGTCGTTTCTGACGCAGAAATCACATCTAACACCACCATACTAATGGAAGAAGCGGCGCGTGGCAATGTGATTTCTCATTTTTGGCGTGAGGATTTCTTCGGCGCGCGCGACGGCGTCGGCCAGCGACAGATCGGGAAAACGCCATACCGTGGCTACCCCGCGCGCCTTGCGCACGGCCCACCATTGCACGCGCGGCAGGTCGTTGATCATGACCTCGATCGCTTCACCTGCGCGCATGAAATCCTTGGTGTCCTGCGGATGGCCCCAGCCTTGCGAGACCTGGTTGTCCTTGAGCGCGATCCAGCGCGTCCAGACCGACATGGCATGGTCGAACGGCGACGCCGGCGTGTGCACGGCGGGGGCCGCGTGTTTGGATTTGACGATCATGCTGCACTCCTCATATAAATGGATCGGCAAGCCCGCCGCCGCGCCATGCGCGGCGGCGGGCCTGGTATTGGCATTGCTGCCGGCTGTGATGCGCGTGCTGCCGCTCAATCGAAACCGCGCAAGCGCGGAGCGGCGTCTACCTCGCGCTGGTGCGGCGCCTGCCAGGCGTGCCGCAGGTCCTCGAAGCGGGTCTGGCTGCCGATGTAGTGCAGTCCCACCGTGCCGGTGGCGCCCTGGCGCTGCTTGCCGGCGATGACCTCGCACACGCCGCGCTCGCGCGTCGCCGGGTTGTACATCTCGTCGCGGTACAGGAACAGGACATTGGCCGCATCCTGCTCGATCGATCCCGACATCGCCAGGTCGGCCATGATCGGACGCCGGTTCTGGCGCTTCTCGCAGTCGCGGTTGAGCTGCGCCAGCAGCAGCACGGCGCAATCGAGCTCCTTCGACAGCGCCACCGCGCCGCGCGTGTGCTCGCCGATGTCGTAAGCCTTGTTCTCGTTGCTGCCGCCGCTGATGAAACTGAGCTGGTCGATCACCAGCAGATCGAGTCCGTGGCGGCGCTTGATGGCGCGCGCCTTGGCGCGGATCTCCAGCATCGACAGGCTGCTGGCATCGTCCACGTACAGGTTCAGTTCCCCGTTCGCCGCGCAGGCCGCGGCCACCTTGCCCCAGGTGTCGGCGTCGCCCGCGTGCGGATTGCGCAGCCACGCCACCGGGATGCCGCCCAGCGCCGCGATATTGCGGTCGCTGATCTGGGTGCGGTTCATTTCCATCGACAGGAACAGGGCGCTGCCTTCGCGCGCCACGTTGCGCGCCACGGCCAGGCCCATGGCCGTCTTGCCCATGCCCGGCCGCGCCGCCAGCACCGACAGGGTGCCGCGTTCCAGGCCGCCGTCGAGCTGGCGGTCAAGGTCGCGAAAGCCGGTCGGGATCGCGCGCACCAGGCCATCCATGCGCCGGGTCAGCAGTTCGACATAGCCGCCCAGCAGCTCGGCGCTGTGCAGCGGCGCGCCCTCTTCCTTGTTCAGGGCCAGCGCATCGAGCTTGTGCGCCATGCGGTCGAGCACCACGCGCGCCGGTTCGAGCGCGCCGTTGGCCTCGGTCTGCGCTTGCATCCCGAAGGCGTCGAGCGCACGCAGCATGGCGCGGTCGCGCACGATCGCGGCGTGCATGGCGACGTTGGCCGCGCTGGCGGCAGAGGCCTGCAACGCGAACAAATACGGCAGGCAATCGGCCACGCGCTCCTTGAGCGTGTCTGCCACGGTGATGGCGTCGGCGCGTTGGTTATCCATCACTTGGCGCACCATCTCGGCGTAGATCAGGCGGTGGTCGGCCCGGTAAAAATCGTGTTCGAGCAGGGTCGCGATCTTGTCGAGCGCACCATTGTCGACCAGGATCGCGCCCAGCACGGCCTGTTCGGCACTGATGCTGAAAAGGGGCCGGCTCAAGCGCCCGCCTCGTGCTGGCGCCTGGCCTGCAGGCCGCTGGTGGTCAGGGCGTACGCGCCGTCGGGCTGGATGTACCACAGCCGGAACCAGTTGCCCCGCACCGATTTGGCGAACACGGTGGGCCACGATTTGTACTGCTTGGCGCCCTCCAGGCTATAGCGCTCCTTGAACTCGAGCCACTGCAGGCACAAAAAGTCGGTCGGCACGCCCACCTTGGCCGCGTAGTCGAACACCGCATCATCGGCGCGAATCGGCTTGTCGTCGGCCAGCTTGCATTGCTCAAGGTAGGCCGGGAGCGAAACCGCACCCGAGGCGCGCCGTTTGGCCGGACTTGAAACAATCGGCGGGGTTGGGGGAAAGCTGTTTACATCTTCTCTTCTCTTCTCTTCTTTAGCTAACGCGGGACTAACGGCGGCAGCGTCAGGGTCGCCGCCATCCCCGGCCGATATGGGGGCGACGGCGCCGCCGGCCTGCGTTGCGGCGCGTACGCCGGCCGCGTGACGGGCCACGCGGCGCGCGGTGGTGGCGCGGTTCTTGGCCGAGGAACCGTTATGTTCATCGAAGCGCAGCAAGGTGATGCCGCCTTCGGTATCGTCGATCCAGCACACTGCCAGCAGCGCGGCGCCGAAGCCGTCGATGCCGGTCTTGCGGTCGATCCCGGCCATGCTCAGACCCGGCATGTGACCGCTGCGGGTATGCTCGTCGGCGGTGGCCCATAGCCAGTACAGCGCGCCAACCACTGTCGCTTCCGCCTTGCCGGTCAGGTCGCACAGCCTGGACACGCGTGGATCGCTCCACAGATTGGTGCGCATCTTGATCCATTCTCCTGCCATTGATTTCCTCCCTTGCGGATGACCGCGTTTCAAAATCGCTATCGGGTAGCGCGATGGTTCGTATGCTGTCCTGCGGGGCCGAACAAGGCGGCGACCAGCGGATCGCGGAAAGGATGGCCCTTCCATTCGGCCGCCAGGACGCGCTGGATCGGGTGCGGGTCGTGTTCGTCGGCGGGGTGCGCACCGGCGGCGGCCTTGTACACCATGCGCGCGCGCTGGGTGCGCGGTTCGCGCGCGATGGCGCCCTCGCGAAACAGCAGCAGGCATTGCTGGCGCACCTGTTCGGCGTCCACGCCAAGCCGCTGCGCCAGCGGAATCACCTGCGTGGGGCCGTCCGCCAGGGCGTTGACGATGCTGGCGCGCAGTGCATCGATCCAGAGGGCTTTCATGCCGTCCTCCAGTAGCTGTCGATGGCGTCGGCCAGGGCATCGCCATCGAGCCGGTGGCGCAGCTGCAACAGTTCCGCGGTGACGCCACGCAGGGCAAAGGTGGCGTTGCGGCTGTCGCGCCAGGCACACGCCATGGCGAGCACCTGGCGTGCCTCGTGATTGAGTTCCGGTAGAACGGTCATGTGTTTTCCTTGCTTGAGTGAGCGCCAGGGGCGCGGACGTGGGGGCGCAGCCGCCATCGCTGCTGGCGATGGCGCTGGGCTTGGGGTAAAACCGGGTAAAACGGAACAGCCGGATCAGGCCCGGCGGGCATCTCCGTGCGCGCCGGCGGGCGCCGCATACACATCGTTGTGGCTGATCGTGCAGCCGACCGAGGCCGCATAGCGGATCAGCCGCGCCGCCACATCGGGCGGCATCGATTGCCCGCGCTCGTAGTTGGAAACATTGCCTTGGGAGACATTGATCCCCTTCGCCATCACGGCTTGGGTAACGCCGAGCCGGGCCCGGATGTGTGCGATTGAGTTCATAGGCACTATATTAGTCCTACTAATGATGTTTGTCAACAGTCCGACTAATTGATATTTATTAGTTTTCCTTATATTGTGCGAGCTATGCCAGCCCTCCCCCTAAACCAACACGAGCTCGCGGAAGCAGCGCAGCTCAAGCAACTCTTCATTGAGTGGCAACACGCGCGCCGCAGCCAAGGGCTGCCGGCGTCCCAGGAAGCAGCCGCCAACCAGCTGGAGTTCGGCCAAAGCGCGTTGAACCAATATCTCAACGGGAAAATCCCCTTGAATATCGACGTCGCCATCAAGTTCTCCAAGCTGCTAGGGGTGCCGATCTCGGCGTTCAGCTCCACGCTCGCCTCGCACGCCGACGATTTCGCCGCAGCCAAGGATGCGATGGCCATGGCGCAGGCGCGCGAGCATGATTTCGGCATCGTCGGCAAGCGCATCACGGTCGATGCGCAGCAGGCCGAGCACATCCCCATCAAGAAGGTCAGCCTGACCTTGCGCGCTGGCGTCATGGGCTTCGAGGCGTCGCAGGAGGATCCGTCCGAAAGCACGATCGACCTGCCGCGCCGCTTCATCGAGGAAAACGACCTGGTGCCGCAATGCTTGCTGGCCATCAAGGTCAAGGGTGACAGCATGTGGCCGCTGATGATCGAAGGCGATGTGGTGGTCATCAATATTGCCGATACCAAGCCCATCAACAACGAGTTTTACGCTGTCAATTTCGAGGGCGAAGCCGTGGTCAAGCGCCTGGTGCGCGACGGCCGCGAATGGTACCTGGCATCCATGAATCCGGATCCGGCCTACCACCGGCGGGCGTGCCGCGGCGGCGATTGCATCATCGTCGGACGAGTGGTGCGCCAGGAAGCGCGCACCTTGATGGGCAGGGTCTGAGGTCAACAACAAGCCCGGCGGGGGCGCCTGGCCTCCGTCCGCAACCTTCAACCCGCCGCGTGCGGGTTTCCTGTTTTATGCTCAAATAAACAACACTTTGGCGAAATATATCAGTTGGGCTATTGACAAAATTCATTAGGAAGACTAATATATTACCTGTCTCAACGATCTGGGGAGCGCGCTGAATGACGGTAATGCAAACAATGTGGCATGGTATGAAACTGACAATGTTCGTCGGCGAAGGCTTCGACGAAGAGCTGACCCAACTGGCGGCAACGCGGGTCGATTGCCAGATGGCCGGCAACCAGGTGGTGAAAGTGACCTGTCCCCAGGGTGCCGACTTCATCGGCCATGACGGTACCCGTTTGCACCGTCCCGGAGGGTGGAATGCGACCGAGCTGTGCGATCTGGCGGGGCTGGCGGCGCACATCCGCGACGCGCGCGACGACCATCTGTCCGCGCGCGACGAGCGCCTCGCGCACGACCGCGCCATGGCGATGTTCGCATGA